ATCCTTCTTTCTCAAGAAGTTCAATTGCTTTCTGAACATCTGTCTTGGGACGATTATCAACGATTCCTCCCTTGGAGTCCTCGCAGTAAATCCCATTATCCTCAGAGTCGTATTCACTCTTTGTCCAATATCCATTGGAGTTCTCCCAGTAAATCTCTCTACCCTTGGAATCTTTGATTTTAAAAGGAAATTCTTTGATCTTTAATTGTTTGGCGATTGTCATGTGATTATTATATTCAGGTTTATTTTTATTTATTTTATTGATTAAAATTAATTCGCTTCGGAACGGTCTGCGCCAACCTTTTCAATATCCGAGTTTAGGGAGGATGGAATCTATGCCTGTCATTACTGACTTAATCCGCGCACCCGAAGGCTCCATTTCTCGATCCCACCAGTCTCCATGCTAAGTAAATAGTAGAGGGAGGTGCTGGTAATGTATTGATACTGCCGAAGCGAAAAATCGTTAATTGGAATGGTTACGTTGATTACCTTTGCGGCTTCTGTGTTTGCTCTCAGGGGCATCCCATCGAGTGTCACAAGCTTTGCCCTCAAAAATACGAGTGCCATTGTTGTTTTGATCTTTCTTACTTGCGAATCCCGCTTTGCGAGCCGATTTAGTATTGCGATTTGCCATATATATTATTTTGTTGTGTTGTTATTGTTCAAGTCATGTCATCACGAATTCTCATCAGTGTCAAGCGTTGATCGAGTTGTTCGTCAATCATTTTCATCCATTTATTTTTTTTATCCTCACTAGCATCTTGCCAAGATTCACGAAGAATAGAAAGCTTTTCATCAATTTTTCGAATGGAAGATTGATTTTCGTCTGCATCGTATTGTTCTTTTAATTTTGTTACCATTTTAATTCGTTGTCAGGTGTTTAGTATGTTCTAGTTTTTAATATCTCGGATGATCAGTTCACAATTTTTAACGTTGGGAATTGTATCGAAGTCTTCCACACTCACATTGTCAATGATCATCAGCATTGTCTTAATAAATTCACCATGAGACACGATAACAGCAGTGTCAGCCACTTGAGTCTTCAACCAATTCAGAAAGATGAATGCTCTCTGATGGCAATCAGCGAATGATTCCCCACCATCAGGACGACGATAGAAGTCAAACAGGTGATTGCGTTCTTCTCTAGTTTTACAGGCTTCATATTCATTTCGGAGATTACCCCACTCACGCTCTCGCACAATCGGATTTTCTATTTTTTCATAATGAGGAGACAGAAGTAATCGTTTTTCAATTATTTCTTTTGTTTGCTTTGCTCTTGTGTATGGACTATACACTAATAAACATTCATTGGAGTTAATAAGATTATTATAAATTAATCCACCAACTAGGTTTGCTTGCTCCTTACCCTTTTCGGTTAGAGGGACAGACCAATCAGGCATTTTAAAATAGACTGATTGGTCAATGTTCCCTTCTGATTGTCCATGACGAGTGATTAGTAATTTCATATTAGTTCTCTTCCTCCATATTAGTCTCTCCCTTGTCTCTATCAGCAGATTCTCCTAATAAAAACATTGGACTCTTGTATTTCAAAGCAGTCTTCTTAGGATCATTTTCATTACGAATAACAATACCTTCATTGACGACACCAGTGGTGCAGAACTCACAAGTTTTATCAAGATACTTGTCTTTTAAATCTGTTAGGAATTTCTCTCTCCATATCGAAGGATCGTATTCGGATTTGTAAAAAATATTAAACATATCTTTCGCTTTACCTCTGTAGTAATCAGGAACTTGTTTGATTCCTTCTTCCATACAAAATCCTTCAATTTCACCCCAAGAGCATTCACGAATACCATTAGGAGTGTTCTCTGTCATACGATAGACAAAGAAGTCGCATTCGCCTTGTTTGACACCGTAATCGTAATTCTTTTGCACCATCTTGTTAGAAGATGTGTATCCCACGATCTCACCATAGATTGTATAATTCTTAGGAATCTTACCATTCAAACGAGATGCAATCACACCCCAAACATCATCAGTGAATTTACCATCACGACGATTCTTTAAGATAGTTCTCGACGAATAAACCAACTTATGTTCTGTGTCTTCAATATTCAATCCAATTTTCTTACCAATGTATTGGAAGATATTGAATGGTTTCTTACAAAGAACATTACCATACACCGCAGACGTTCCATGCATTTTACAAGATACCACAACATCATTATCAGGATCGACTTTGAAGATGTTCTTACCTAATTGCTCAGTAGAACCATGAAAGTGCCATTGCCCATCCACAATCAAGCTACCGATACCTTGCTTGTTATTATCATAGAAGTAATTGATACCAGTGTATAGATGCTTACGAATGGGAAGAGGGAAGACACGAACAGTATTTTCAATCCATTTTGGAATGCGCTTCTTAGATTCGTTTTGATTGCCACTCTTGCGTTCTCCCGATACATATTTCTTCGCCAGTAGATCATCATTGACAGTATCAAATGACTCTCCCAATTTGAACACAGATTCTTTAACACCATAGTATTCAGCAAGCTTAGATACTTTGAAAAGGAATCCTTGACTTGGAATCTCTCTTAATTTAATAGCACGAACACGACCATTAGAAGCAAAGTAAGATTTCACAGTCTGATCTTTATTCAATTTTGAATCACTATATAAATCATGTTCATGTAGAAATTTATTGGATAGGCAACTCTCAACTGGAAAAAATACCACCAATTCTTTTTCTTTATATTGATCTTTCGCCACTATAATATCTCCACCGAAAATTGTTAAAATTTCCAATTTATCAGCATTTGGATGTTTTTTAGGTGTTGGACACTCGACAACACATGCTAAGTAGTTTGGGTCGGCGTTTTTACTGATTTGTAACATATTCTTTTTTTGTAATTTTGCGTTTTCCATATTGATTGTTTGAATTTATTCCTCTCACCTCTTATTACTCTTAACACAGGTGATGCATTTTTCATTTCGTCAATTCTTTATGCAATTTCTGACACTCTTGAGCGATCTTCCACACAGCATTCACACCACGACCGAACTTCTGAAGCTTACCCTCTCCAACCATTTCACGTAGAATGTTACCAGCGGTTTGACCTGACACGTTCAGCTTATCACAGATACGATCTAATGTCAAGTGAGGAGGTTCATCCATTGTAAGAATTTCTTCTTTACGCTTGTCGTTAGCAGGTTCTTTATCTTTCTTTTCTTTGACTTCCTCAATAGGAGCAGTGTAAAGACCTTTGAAATCAAAACCATTGGCATTCATCATAGCCATGTGAGTCTTAGTCTCACCGAAGCGATTTTTATAAACATTGAAAATGCGTAGGGCATTGTCTTCAGGATCAACAGTGATTTTCAGATTCACATCGACGGCATGAATAATATCAGTACCACCTTTTGGAAGACCTTGAGTTGTAACATGGAGAACGAATACCAACACGCAACCAGTTTCTTTAGCAGTAGTGAGAAGCAAGTCTTGAGCATATTGATAGAACTCTCTCTTCTTCATATTCTTGTTAGAACGAAGAGCTTGGAAGCTATCAACGACCATCATGTCATAGGAATACATGGCAGCAGCGATTTCTTCCACATCCTTGATGTGAGCTACATCCACATCAGTAACACCCAAACGCTTGCAAGCATAGGCGATTTGAATATGAGACTCTTCACCAGAAGCTACCGCCACACGTTTACCTTGATTTGTAAGCAATTGAGCAATCTGTAAAAGTGCAGTAGATTTGCCCGTACCTCCTGGAGCGCAGATGGTGATGGCACTACCTGCCATGAATCCTTTGAATTGTTCAGTGCCGAACATGATATCAATCTCATTGTTACCAGTTGACATGCGATTATAGAACGCATCTGGAATTTCAATGGACGAGCATTTTGCGAATTTTGTTTCTAAAGTGTTAAGTTGCATGTCGTGAGTGTATTCTAGTTTTTAATATCGGATTGGGTGGGAATTGAACCCACATTGCTTACCACAGCCAAGTCGGAGTCGAACCGATTTCTTCCGTCGAAGATGATACCAATTATCTCAATCCCGTTTAATTTAAATCTATCAATAATTTCTTGTGGTATTTTCATTTAAATTTTTTCGTTAAGTTTGCTCCACGCTTGAGATGAAATTTGGATTTCATCGCCTTTCAATGCGTCACAGACTGATATTAGCTCATTGCATAATTTCGCAGTATCTCTTTTGTATGCAGCGATTTCTTCATCACCAAATGCGAAATCAATCAAACGTAAATATTCACCGAAGTTACTATGTCTTATGTCTTTTTTATACGTCATGATCACATCCTTGTTAGACCATTGATTTACATCCTTAATCTTTCCACGTTTCAGTTTGAACCTATACCAAAATGATTTTTGATACTTCTCTCGAATCTTATCAGCTTCTACTTTTTGTTCAGCATAAAACTTTTCTAATTTTGCCGCTCTCACCTTTTTGAGATTAGCTTTAACCTTGAGACATTTCTTTTTGATAACTTGCTTATCAAACAAAGCAATGCCGTTGATTAACTGATTAATTTGATCTTTGTAAAATAACTTGTTCATTTAATTCATCTTTTTGTTTATTATAAAAATCGACCAGACCACCGCGCCATGATCCATCGTTGGCAATGACTTCTCCCGACTCCATATTCCAATGATAGCCATCAGGTAATACGATATCAGGACCGTCAAGCCACATCTTAAACGTATTCTTTTTTTTCTTCTCCTTTTTCATTTTTTTGATATTTTTCAATTCCTATAATAACGTTCTGTGCCAAATTGGTAGCCAATTCTTTATTGCAGCACAATACTTTATGTGTCATTCTTGACTTGTCATTAAAAATGATGACAGGGTAGAATCCGTTTTTAATTTTTCGATAGCTTGCTTTCATAATATTATTTTTTGTCAAAATGTTCTTCCATAGCATTGAAAAAATCTTCAGTTGCTTTTTTTAGACTTTCAGGAATCGGATTCAGTTCATTAAATTTGCGGATATGTAATTCTAATAAATAAGGGAATCCATTATTTCTAGCTGTCATGCGTTTAATGGTATAAAACGCTTGACTATAGATGAAATCATCCCAAAATTTAACAATTTTGTTTTTCATAGTTGGATTGTATTCTATTTTTTAAACATAGTCTTCCTTATTTCCATAAGATGTGAACGATGGTTCATTAAAGTCGATTCTACCATCATCGTAACCTTTCTCGTAACCAGAACCAAAAGATTCTTGTCCAATGGTTTCCAGCAAGTCAATGATGTTATTTTGGTCTTCTTGGTTGATTTGGTATTTACCAAGAATATTTTCAATTTGTTTATGGATGTTCATAGGTTCTTGTTTTCTTGTTATGTCGATTTCTATTTTGTCATCATGAAATTTAATAATACCATCTTTCACTAATTTGTCAGTGATTTCACCGCACTTCGGATTACCTCCCCATTGTTCTCTAGTTTTTAAAGAGAGATTTGGGGAGGCAAAGATCATGCTTATTGTGGCAATTTCTTCAAGAGAGAATCCACCATCAAAAAGTTCCAGAGGGATTGTAATATCATTTTTTTGCATACTTTTCACTGATTATCTTAGTGGCATTCCACCAATCTGTCAAGTCATGATTTTCGCTAATTAGATGCATGGAATATTTCTTTTCATCTGTATATGATCGAGAACATAACACAATATCCTCCCGACCACAAAGCATCAAGGTTTCTTCCATGAGGTGTTGATATTCAGGATCGTAATCAAGAATAGCAGTCCCTCCTAATTCCATCGGTAACATATTAAGCTTGTAGTCCATCTAAGTATACTCCCAATGTTTCAATTTTAAACATACCCATTAAATTAATTCGACTGGCAGAGCGATAGAACTCACCACTTTGAAATCCAGAATTACTCCCATATACAAATGCCACTACATTTGATTTAACACGTTGATAAAATTCTGGCAATTCTTTTGATACTCCAACATCGATTAAAAATTGCGCCAATCTTTGAATGGCATCATCGGAGGATTTTGAAGCACCAATGAACACAAACCCAAGATTATTATTGTGATAATATTTGAGTTCATGAATAGGTAATGTTTTTTCAGGAATCATTTTTTTAAAAATAAATATATAATACCAACTACGATTAAAATAGCGATCAAAAACAAAAAAGAAATCCAGATAGGAGAAAGAACCCACCACCATGACCACGCAATTACTCCACACAATTTCAGAACTATAAATGCTACAGTCAAAAGACCAGCAAATCCAATTCCACCATTACTACTATTATTATTTTTCTCACTCATATTATTGTTTAAAGTATTTGTTAGCACGGGTTTTCATATGTTCCATTGCTTCGCTCACCAATTTAAGGCGATTATCAACTTTAGGCAATTGAAATTCATTTGCATTTGCTCGCGCCACTGCAATTTTGATACCAAGCTCACGATCCCATTTGTCAATAGGATTGTGGAGAGAGTATCCATAATGAATGCTTCCGTCTTGTGTAAATGCCACAACGACTCCGTGTGGTTTCCGATCTGCGTTTCTGATATAATTGATTAACATCGTGTTCATAGTATATTCTAGTTTTTAAAAGTCAAGTTTCATTTGATTGAGGTCTTCAGGTTTTGGTCTTACTGGAAAGTATTCTGTCGCATCATAAACCTCGTAGAACTTAGCGGTTTCTCGCGTTGTTTTCCGAATAGAATCGGTTTCCAAATCATCAGCCCACCCATAGTCGTCCCAATCACCTTCGTCAAGCGTTTCAACTGTTGCTTTGGTAATCAATTTCTTATCTCTCCATGTAATCTCTTCGCCTTTTGGGACTTTGATATAGACCTCGGAGTAAGATTTTTTAACCACCTCCACAATATAGTAATCATGTTCTTCTTCCATATTTTATTATTTTTTGGGGTTATGATCATCTTCAGCAGCTTTGCATATAGCAATCACCGCAAGCAAAAAAAGACAGTAAAAGATGAATAGTATAGTATACCACATATTTTTTTTTATTTTTGATTATCAGGCAACTGTTGTCAACCCCTCTCTACCAACAGATAATGTGTTGGCGGGGTTGATTACTTTCACTCTATCACCTACTTCCAGATTGTCAAGACATTCTTCCAGTTCTTCATGTGCTGCTCTGCGTCCATCACACATTTCGCATTCACAAGTAGGTTTGTCTAGCTTGTAGAGAGAACCTTTCTCAAATTTAGCAAGACCTTTCAATTCCACCCACACAGTGAACGGAACGCCCCAACCTGCCACTCCCACTGTAATGTCGCGGCAATAGCTTGCTACCATACAGCAAACTTCGTAATCAGAGAAGTCGCCATTCTTTGGGCGGCGATTCTTTCCGTAGAGTCTTTTTCGTTCTTCGATTGATTTCATATTATTTGATTGTAATCATTTTTGGCCACCAAGGATAAACATTACCATGTTTCCCGTTCGCAATAGTGATGTGTAGTCCACGATAGCTATCTTTCTCCACAATATTAAGGTCTTTTTTCATATTGTCAAGGGTTTCCGAATAAACTTTCAGATAAAACATAATAAATCCTTTGGTATATCCACCCTGAATCATATATGGATCATACTGAAAATCTACACGTTCTCCATCGTAATACACAGCACGTTGCCAATCGACATCTTTGTGAAATTTGGGATTGGTGATGGTGATGTGAGCATTATGTAAAGGACGTTGTAGGAGAATCCAATATTTTTTCGATAGATGCCAGTGGTAATAATCAATAATATCAGGAGAAGTCTCAACGACGATGCGTTGTTTATCTCTTTCTACTTTAATTACCCCACTGGCATTGATCATGCACCGATTGTAATCTAGTTTTTAATTTAATATTTCAAAATGATAAGTGATTGAAATATTCTTTATTATACCAATCAGGTTTATTACGCTTCCAACTTGCTATGTGTTGTTTATCAAAAAAACAATAAGTCTTGTATTTATCAGTAGCTGACAGTGACTCGAAATTTGGTAATTTCCGACACTCACAATCACCAGCAATGGCAATTGCAAAAGGTTTTAGATCGAAGTCATCAAATCCTAACAAGTGAGCATGATCTTCACACCATTCCAATACTGCTTGAGACTTGTGAATCTTACCGTAACGTGCTGTGTATTCATCGAAGATAGCATGAGCATGAGCAATCAACCATTGGAAGTTGTCCCAGCTTGCTCTTGTCCAAATAGATGAAGGATGTGAACGATGCGATGGTTTATAGGGAGCTTCGATACCTTGTTCATGATAAGCAGTACACAAAAGCTGAACCGATTCTAAGCCTTGTTTAACACAATGTTTGTCCACTAACCATCTTGCAGATTGATCAGGATCGTTTGAAGTGCTGAAAATATTCATGGGTAAATTGTATTCTAGTTTTTAATGAGTGATACATCAGTCATAAATCGAGTTAATGTTGTATATACCACACATTATCCTTTCCATAGTGAATAAAAAATGCCCCATATTTCAGGGGCATTTTTAAGAGTGGATTAGAACGAGCGGATACCGTTCATCCTAATCTCGGTTGCCAAGTCTCGAACATCAACACTTGCCCATTGTGTGGAGTGTTGGTTCTTAGAAATGGCAACATTAGCTCCTCCACCTAACAAATGGAACGAACCGTCTTTCAACTGCACCATCTGAACTGAAAAAATTTTCGGATGTTTGCGTTGATCTCGGCTACGAAGCCACTGTTTGTTTTTACGTTGGTTTCTAACTGTTGTTGTTTTATTGTTTTCCATAACTTTTTTATATTACTATTGTTTTTTGTTTTGTCAATCATCAATGATGATCAAATATTTGCATTTCTTTTGTGGACATCACATCTTCAATTTCTTCAAATGACCAGATATCCTTTTTCCAATCCCAAGAGCAGTCCAGACACTTACCCATAGGATGTTCTGGATTTCTTGACTTATCTGTATTATGACTATGACCATGAAGGTGAAATGAATTACGTGAATTATTATGCCAAGTCTTGATAGGGAAATGTTGTAGAACAATTAATTTCTTTCCAACTCGGATTTCTTGGTAATTACCCAAAAACACCACATTGTTAAATCGCATGGGATATACTTCAATTTCGGGATCACCATACTTTTCCAATACCGCTTGTCGGTAGATGCGGAACGTATTACTAGAGTGATTACCCCACAATGTATGTATATTTTGACAATTGATTCGTGAGAACCATTCCAAGACCTGCTCATCTGTAGCATTCAAAAATCCATCTCCAAGAAAATATAAAAAATCATCTTCTTTAACTTTCGCATTGATTTTGCTCACCACGTCATCCACAGATTCTTGAGGGGAATTATAACCTCTCATTTTCCAAATGGGAACGTCCCATTTCGGATCGTGGTAATTATGCCAATCGCTTGAAAAAAAGATTTTGTTTCTATCTTCCCATTTGTGTTTAATAATTTTATTCACTTTGTTTAATCTTTTCAATAATATCTTCGACCCCTAAGATCAATTCAACTGTAGTATCTGTTTCAACTACCAGACATGGCACATTACGAATACCATGTTTTTTAAACCATTCAATGTTTTGTGGATCATTGTAATTTTTAATTTCCACAGTTAATTCCAATTTCTCCAGTCTTGCTTTAAGCAAGTGACATGGACCGCAGGTTGCACTCGTCGCCAATATAAAATTTTTATTTATTTTTTCCAACATATTTTTTGGTTAATTTTTGTGTTCCAATTCTAAGATTTTCTCCATCGCTTTGCGCACGATTTTATCATCAATCTCACGCTTGTCAAGCAAAATAAATGCAATCGGAGTCTTCCAATCGCGAAACTCTTCCTGAATCGCCATTGCTTGTTCTTTGCGAGTTTCATAATTCCGAATAAAAGGAATTCGCTCATTCATATTATCTACACACTTTACGAATTTAGTATAGGCATCGGTAATCAATTTAGCCTCGTCTTTGATTTTCTCTGCTACTTCGAAGTCGATGTGATTGACAGTATAGTTATAAAAATCTTGATAATCAATGAATCTTGGAGATTCTAAAAAGAATTCTAAAACATGAGAAGTGCTACGCAATCCAGTTGCCAATCGGTGAACAGAACAATACCAACTGCCCTTTGCCTTGCGCATTTTTCCAGATTCAGAGTATAAAACAACACCCTCTTTGCCTACCCACATTTCAACATCTTCAAGACATTCTTGAATAGAGTCGTAGGAATATTTTGCAGGTCTGTCGATTTCAAGAGTGATAGCCAACTGATCTAAATATTCTTGTGTCGCCATCCATCCAGAATCTTTTTTAATTATTCCAATCAAAGACAATTTCGGTTCGGGAAAACCACCAATAACAATCACATTGCTATTAGTTTGCCACTCACATAAAAATGTAAATTCAGAATTACTCTCAACGTCTTTGATAAATTCAAAAAACTTTTTATATTTTTTGATTAAAAAATCAATCTCATGACCATTAGGCATTTGTCTCGCATCTGCTGTGCCTCTAGTTCTGTGCAATAGATTGCCCTTGTATTGATCACAAATAAGCAAGCTACCATCTAATTTCTCGTAAGCGACAAAAGGTTCATCCAGAGGAAATTTATCCAAATCTGGCTGCTCCGTATAATTGAAAAACTTTGAGAACGAACGCGATACGATAAAATTATCAGAGACGCGAACGATCATCGAACGAAATTTCATTGTATCTTCCGTCCACTTCACTCCGATTTCTTTCGGCGTAATGAGCCAGCATTCGTCGCCAGCGATGACGCAATCTTTGAAATTAAATTCTTCCTTGTTTGGTAGTTTCATATTAATAGCTGATTTTTCCAAGTCGATCAGCATATGTTTTGTTTCTTTGTTTTGCGTCGATCATCACCATTTTTTTTCTGTTCTTACCATACCATATTTTTTCTCCCTCTTCGTCTAAGTATCGATTTGGGAAGTCCCACTCCTCTTCTATGATTTGCTCTTTGATAATCTGGTTAAGATATTGTTGAACATCAGCGGGGATTTCCTCAGACTGATTTCGTTGCTTCCATTCCGCTTCGATACTCCAACGAATATGTTCGGCGCATCGTTTAACCAATTCACATTCCACAATCCCAATGTTCATCCAATCTTCAACATACCCATTCCACATTTTGATTTCGGGATTGCCTTTGATTTTTTGAAGCTGTTCGATTAATTGATTTTTTTTCATTGTTGTTTAAATTTATAACGCTCAAACCATTCTTCTAAAGTAAAGAATTCGACATGTTTATCAGATTTGTTAAATTCATGACCCAAAAACCAGAAAAAGTATCCAGCTTTTTCTTGTAAATCATAAAAGTCAACATAAGCATGTTCAAGTGATTCGTATTCAAATGGGATGACTTCAGTTCCTGATGCTTCGTAAGGAACGCACCAATCGTATCGTAAAATTAGTTTCTGCATGGTTTATAAATAATCTTCTACTTTGTATAAGCTATTATCAGTTGTAACGTAAGTCACGCCATTCCGCTCTTCCACATTCCGAACAATCGAGCTATGGAAAACGCCACGCATTTCGATCAATGCTCCTGTAACGTCAGATCGGAAAAATCGATCCATGAGAATCGGAGAATCACATTTAATTTCACCGATTAATTCACCGACAATTTCATAAGAAATTGGTGGTGATTTTCCCTCGTAAATAGAGAACCAACCGTTTTCCTGATCTTTACGATATTCTTCGATTGTTTGCGCTTGAAACACAAGACTATCGGGATTTATGTCTATTTTTGTTAATCTTTTCATGCTACTATTGTAATCTAGTTTTTATTATCTTTTCCACAGTAGCATTCTTTCATACTTCACGACTTTTTAAAATAAATTCAATTACTTTTTTAGTATCCGATTGAATGTGTTTAACATTTGCCAAAATATTCTGTAGGTGATCTGTTTCACAATTTTTTAGGAGAACGTATTTCAGAGGCGATTTGCCATCTTTACCATAAGTTCCCCAAATAAAATTATTCATCTTTTCTTCGATACTATCACAATTTGGATATTCTTCAGGTGATAGGATTTTACCTTGTTTCATATCCCAAATACCATTGATTTCCTTTTTATTATATTTGTTATAAATTTCTGCGAAATCAGCATTAAATTCGAACCAGACTGTCTCACCATCCAAAGAAAAGCGATTGTAGCCACCATAAAAATTAGTGGAGGGTTGACCACCATCAACCATCATGTCACCATGAGTCACATAATGATAATGATGAAGCGATGCGATGAATTTCTCACCATTTGTTTTTCCTAAAAGTTTCATATTTGTTCTTCTTTTTCAAAAATTGAATCCATTAATTTAATTTGCTCTAAGGCTTCTTGGATTTCTTGATGATCCATCTCTACATCGTCTTGATTGCAAATCCGAAAACGATAAGAAAGTTCTCTTACCAATTTCACAATCTCCATAAAATAGCGGCGATAATCTCCTATTGTCCATGTTACGCCTCCATCGTCAGAATATTCGTAATAATAAAATTTATGTTTCATTTTGTTGTTCTTAGTTCATATTTCTTGGTGTGTCGCTCAAGGTTTCCACAGGTTAAGGGTTTTTAGAAATGCTTCTGCGCGTTGTGCCGCGCTTGCAGTCATTGGCGCAAAAACAGGCTGTTCTGATTCCCATGCTATTGATGTAAGTATTCTTGCGTATTTTGCTGCTAAAATTGGGTTTAATATCCTTTCCGCTTCATGCATCGCGTTGAGGTCGTTGAGGTAGTCGGGTAATACTCCTTGAGACGCCATTTCTTTATGAGCTACCCACTTTATTCGGTGGGCTAAAGATTTATTTTGCCAAGACCACATTGGTCTTAATCCATTTGATTTTAACTTCCACCCACAAGCCTCCGCAATTTTGATTCTTTGTAGTTCTTCGTTCATGTTCAAAGTTTAAATTAATTTATGAGTTTGTCAAGTTATTTTATGCAAAGTATGATCTCGAAACATCTGCTATTAATGCGTGGCATATTCCATTAGTCGAAAAAGAATGTGGTAACTTATCATTAAGTAAAATATATTTTCCCACAAATTTCATATATTTAATGTTTCAGTTTTTCCACTAATTCCCGCGCAATTATGCGGCGGCGTTTGTTTTCGATAATGTCATCGTCGCGATTTACACATGCGCCCATTTCGAGCAACGATATGATTGCTAGTGCCATCTCGTTGCGTTCTGTCAGAGCCTGATCCCGCTCAGTTTCTAGCCTCTGGCAAGTTTCATAAACTTTCTTTAATCGCTTATGTGAGTGTAAATTCGCAGCGTTGAATGCAGCGTCTGTTATAGGTGTTTCGTTTTTCATATTGTTTATTATTGGGTGCGGGATTATTAAACCATATTATTGGTTCTTGTCAAGAAAAAATTTTAAAAAAGAAAAGAGAGTTGGAATCGAACCAACCAAGAACCCATCCTTTGACTTTAGGGTAGGGTAGGCATCGCGGCTATGCACCAAGTCGAGTCATAGAGTGCCTTTCTCTTCGCTTTATTTAATGGGATATAAAATCACTGCTGATCCAGCTTTACGTCCACACTCTGGGCAATCTCGATGCGCAAATTCATATTGTTCACGAGGACATCTTTCAAATGTTCCAAGTCTCACATTTTCATCCGTATCTTCAAACTCTGATTCGCATTTTCGACAAGTTCCGCGCCAGATTCTTTTGAGCTTATTTCCTGCTTTGATAAGTTTCATATTAATTGCTTGCTCCAGCAGCAAAACGTTCCCATTCTGCTTTCAAATCCTCTCTAAGTTCTTCGTTTTTCACTAACAAATCACGGTATGCTGCTGCTAGGATGTTCATTGACGCTGCCGTAGTTGACGCAAACGATCCATCAAATTGATAGTCTAACAATACTGCCATGTCACCAGATGTGAACTCACTCGGTGAGTGTGGTTTATAATCTGACCATTTTAAAGCTGCGTCAATATGTTCTTGTGAAATTTTCATGGTTATTTCATATATTGTAGTATATTCAAAATGATTAAGGGAATGTGAATGCAAAGATTAAGTGCCGCTTCGACCCATTTAGCTTTGGCGAAGCAATAGCCTGCAAGAATAAATCCAAGGCAGTTACAAGTGATTGATAGTATAGTTAGTTTCATTTTTGTATTGGTGTTTGTAATCCAGTATGCCATCGCAACAACGAGCGATTCAAGAAGTGTATATTAAACACAGTTCGTCCGTTGTCAACAACTAAATGCGCCATAACGCCAGATTCTTCTGCTTTTGCCAAAATCTCTCGCAACTCCTCTTCACTATCAACACCAAGAACTACTTTTGTGAAGCTGTTTGCAAGCCAATCACGTATCGCTCCATTGTGTTTGTCGATAGCGTCATCGTCATTCACAAAGTGATCAAGAAAGTCACCATTCCATCTTATGCTACCTTCACGTGTCAGAAAGCTCATTGCTGCATGTGCGACTTGAGCCGCCATCTTACCATGTTTCATTTTTAGATCGCGGCGAACCACTATAATTTGTTTGGTCTTCACTGCCATACAATAACTCCAATGTGTATGAGATAAAGACCAAGTGCTATAATCGTA